GGCATCTCACTTTCTTGTGCTAACTCAAGAATACCGTTGATTGCTTCTTGTCCTTTTTCAATAATACTATAAAGGTTACCCCTAGTATACTCATAGTCTTTTCTGATATCATCAGAAGGTGTTGGCGTCTTTTCTACTTTATTTGGAATAACCTCTGCTTCAGTTGCTTTGGGAACAATATCCCCAGCAACATTAAAAGTATCATTCAAGTCATCAAATTTGTTTGTCATAAAAATTAGAACCCATCAAATCCAAAGTTATCGCCAAACTCAATAAGGTCGGCGTCAGCAGCAGTAATTAACTTAATATCTGTTCCTAATACGTGGTTGGTAGCAGTTGTAGAATCATATCCTCTCTCTACTGTGATCTTAGTACCAGACTTAGATGCAACACGGAAGTTTTCATCGTCAATGACAAGAACTCCACCGACTGCAATGGAAGATGCATCGCTGACTTGTAAGACAGTTGCAATTTCTGTAATATCAGCAGAAAGTTGTGCTACGACATTGTTTGTATAACTTTCTGTCGCTCTTGGTTGAACGCTGTATGTAATATCTCTGGTTGGTGTATCTGTTCTGTCGCCAGTAACATAACCAATAGTAACCTTCTTGATGATATCTTTGGAAGGATCGGAGATAGGACCAAACAGATAAGACTTTGCAGTGAATCTCAAGGTATAAATGAGAGACCTTCTTGTCTGATAGTTTCCTTCATAGTCATCAGACATTGTGATACCTTCAAATACCACAGGGATATCTCTCTTCTCTCCTATTTGATCTACAAGGTCAACAGTCAAAGTATATGCTGGCTGGAAATATGGTAAGATCTGCTCCACAATTTGAAGCATATCATCATTTAACTTTGTGTATATGCTTAACTCAAAAGACATATTATATGGCACGGGCATATATGTCTTTCTTGGTTTCTTTTTATCGCTGTTAAGTCCAGCAATAAATGTTTGAGTAGAAGTTACCTTCCTTGATGGGTCATAACTCAGACCAATCATCTCAAAAGACATTCTTGGCAGAGACAACTGAGTTGGTTTGTTCAGGTCTGCTACCTGCTCTAGTCTGGCAAGAAACTTTTGAGTAGGACCATATGCAAGCGGAACTTTCAGTTCGCTTACAGTGTTATCAGAAGAATCCGTATGGCGGATATTGATATCATTGAAGAGTGTTCCGAATCCAATTACGGTTCTTCTTAATATTTCGTGGTAAAAATACTCAAACATTTTTCAACCAATACGATATACTATTTAGGAAGGAGTTCCAAATGGGTTGCCCTCAGTGAAGTCGAGGATAGCATCACCTTCAGATTCAAAGATATCATTCTGAGCATATGGATCAACAAGGTTATCTGTGTTAACAACTCTAACCTTATAAATTGCACCAGAAGTTTCACCTGTTATAACATCTCCTGGTACGAAATCACCAGTCACGTTTCCAAGTTCAAGTTTCGTAGTATCAGCATTCCACTCTCTTACGCGAGCAGTATTACCACTTACACTTCCTGTAACGGTCTCATTATAGATAAACGTACCAATACCAATAGTAGAACCAGAACCAACAGGCGCAGCGACAGTTACCTCTGGTATGACTGTATATCCGTAACCACCATCAAGAATATTAATTTGAGTTACAGTTCCTCCATCATTGACAACTGCTGTTCCAGTTGCGGTTGATATTCCTGGGAAATCTATATAATTTTTCTCAGATACTTCATTACTGATGGTAACTGTTGGTGGTGCTAAATATCCTCCACCTCCATATGTAACTGCGATTCCAGTGACAATACCACAGTTTTCTCTACCAAATTCAAAGACTGAAGTTGCTATACCAACATTAGTTGCCGCATTATTAATGGATATAGTACTAGAACCAATAGAAGTAACAAATGTATCTGAAGGAATGAAATTGTAATAATCACTGTAACCAACACCCAATCTAACTCTATCGCCAACAACGATATTGGTTGTAGTAACTCCAGTAATAGTATCTGATCCAATACCAATTGTTCCTTGAGTTTTTATCGAAGTTGCCCTAATGGTTGCAATACCAAGTGCTCTAAACTGTTCATCACCACCTTGAGATGGACCAATAGTAACAGTAGGTGTTGTGATATAACCATATCCACTATTTCCAATACTGATGGAATTCACCGTACCAGCAATAGAAACTGTAACTGTTGCAGTTGCCCTTGTTGCTGCAGTGTCACCAGAGAAAACTATGTTAGGTGCAACTGTATAACCTGAACCAACTGTTGCTCCTGTACCTACTGCCCATGGATCAGAAACATCAAAGGAAACTGCAGTAACGATACCTGTAATTGGATGAATTGTTGCAATACCAACAGCCTGTTGATACGGAGGAAGCATGTTGCCAGATGTTGTAATAGCAACATTAGGTCTAGTTCTATATGCTCTACCAGTCGTTGAGAAAGCAACTGAACCTGGATCTATGCTACTTCCAGCAAGTCCAACTGTCGCTGTAGCGTAACTTGTACCTGGATGTTCAATTATTACAGTTGGAGTACTAGTATAGAATTTACCTCCTGTTGTAATTCCAAGAGTTTTTACTGTTCCTCCAGTTTGTGATATGTTATCTAAAGTTGCAACTGCTTCTGCAGCATTTCCAGTGCCTGTTGGTAAGGAAAAAGTAACTGTTGGTGCAGTTCTATAAAATACACCTCCAGTTGTTCCTCCTGGGAAAAGGAATGCAGTTCCTCCAATACTAATTGGTGCTGAAACAACACTTACACCTCCACCAACTATTGGATAATTTAAAACCGCAGTTGCAGCAGCTCCTACGTGTTTTGGCATACTAAATGTTACTGCTGGAGAAGTTGTATATCCAGAACCACCACCTATTACAGTAACAATACCTACAACACCTGTTCCAATAGACGCTGTGGCTGCTGCTCCTGCTCCTCCACCGCCGAAGAATGCTACTGACGGTGCAACAGTATACCCAGAACCTGCATTTACTAATTCTACACCCTGAACCTTGGATGCTCCCTTATCGCCAGTACAATCAACCAAGTCTCCAATCATAGTTGCAACACCTACAGCAGTTATTCCTCCACTTGGTGCAGAAGAAATAGCAACTCTAGGTGCTGAAGAATATCCATCTCCTCTATTGGATAGAGTAATAGATCTTACTCCACTGTAAACGATATATGTATTTGCTGTTGACGTTACTGCAGTTCCAACAAGGGTAAGAGTTTGAATGTAACCCTCGTCCTTGATATTATCATCAATCTCATCAACGCCAGTATCCAGAACTTCATCTTCATATCTGAAGAGTTCGCAAGTCAGTTCATAAACATAGTTCTTCTGAAGTTGATAGAATGGTTTTTCGTGTTCTACAAACTTAATTTCAAACAGTCTATCTCCCAATGGAAAATATACTAAGTCTCCTTCTTTCGGTCTAGTTGAAAGTTCAATATTTGGTAAACTTTCTGTCAGAGGAGTAATATAGTTTTCAAATCTTTCTTTAGATATCGTAAGTGTCAGATCATCTAAAGGTTGAACACCAAACTTTGATAGGATAGTTCCTTGTCCTTCATATCCTTCATAAGTATTAACATATGCCTCAATAGGATATGCATTGTCAAACTTAGACTCAATAACTTCTCTTATTATTGTATTTGTCGTGGCATATTTTCTTGGAATATAATATACCTCAACTCCATACATACGGAGTTGTTCATTAATTAAGTCTTGTATTAAAGACTGTTCTGTTTTTGAACCTTGTTGAAAAAATGGGTTAAGCATATCATCCGATCATATCTAATGGTGGAAGTTCATATGTATTGGACATTCTTTCCATTAACTGGTCAAGTTCTCTTTGAGCATCATCATATATTTGTCTTCCATTCAGTTCAATACCACCAGGGAGTTTTACTCCTTGGAACTTAATAAGGTTTTGTCCCCACTGTTTCTTGATGAGAATAGTAAGATATTTTTTAAGGAAAGAGTCGTTATAAACTCTACTAAAATCGTTTGGATCTAAAAGTCTTGTGCAGTCAATGACAATATATTGTCCAGCCGTTGCACTTCCCCAGTCGATATCCAAATAAAGTCTATCCATTCTCTGGTTAAACCTTATCTGCTTTTCAGTAGTAAGTAAAAAGTCAATATCTTCAAGATATGTTTTAGTCATTGCATAGGTCAACATTTCTGTTGAACCCCAGAAGTAAATGTCATTTAAGAATAACTGATACTTAACACTGAACATATTGTTCGAGATGCTATTAGTACCATCA